AATCTACAGAAGCATTTATTGAATTAGAAGAAAATTCAAAAGAAGGTTTAAAAAAGAAAGCTGAAAAATCAGGTATGCCTTACGGTATTCTTAAAAAGGTATACGATCGTGGCGTAGCAGCGTGGCGTACAGGCCATCGTCCTGGAACAACTCCAGAGCAATGGGGTTATGCACGTGTTAATTCATTTGTGACTAAATCTTCTGGTACTTGGGGTAAAGCTGATAAAGACTTAGCTTCTAAGGTTCGTAAAGAAGAAGCTGGCGCTGGAGAAGAAGGCACAGACAAACTCGTTAATAAGTACAAAAAGGATACTCCTGATGCGTAATTTTAAATCGTTTTTAGAACAAAAAAATAAAGGCGAGTATGATCAAGAAGGAAGCATGGCTAAAACTCAGCTTCGTACTATGATCGACGCAGCACAAGAATTGCATGATTCTCTCGAAGATGATGAGAATATGCCTGAATGGGTTCAAGGTAAAATTACTAAAGCAACTGACTATATTGACACTGCTCGTGACTATATGAAATCACAAGCTAAAGAGTTAGATGAAGGTTCTGAAACTTGGGAAGCTGGTTACAAGCGAAGAGTTGTAAAAACAACTGATCCTGAACACAAAGAAAAAGGTATGAATTGGCGCATTAAAGGTAAAGACAAATCAAACCTTTCTATTAAGCTTTACAAAGAAAAGCCTTCTCAGCAAGAATTTAATAAGCAAATGAAAAGAGTTGCAGGACACGAATTCGGTGGTTAGATTCAAGCAATATATTTCAGAGGGTGTTAAGCTCAAGTATATTCGTGATAAGAATATGGGTGTGCTTAAGATGTGGGATACTAAAGAAAAGAGCTGGGTTGAGCTTCGAGGCAAACCTAACTTTGAAACCAAATTCGATCCTAAAGATCCTTTGCATAAAGCTATTACTGCGTTAGGTAAATCTGCTAATATATCTGACTTCGTAAACGGAGAAGAAGTAAGTATTAATCCAAACCATCCTGATGCTAAAAAAGCACTGTCAACAATAAAGAGACTTATGAAATGAAATCTTTTAACAAATACACAGAAGAACGTATTGATAACATCTGCGAAGAATGTGATTTATACGAAGACTTAGTAGTAGAAGAAGCTGAGTTTGAAGGCCGAAAGGTAAAGCTCAATGATCCTATTAGAACTTCTGAAAATAAGAATAAAAAATTCAAAGTTTATGTTAAGAACGACAAGGGCAATATTGTTGTAGTTCGCTTCGGTGATCCTAATTTGTCTATTAAACGTGATGACCCTAAACGTAGAGCTTCGTTTAGAGCAAGACATGGATGCGACAATCCTGGTCCTAAGTGGAAAGCTAAGTATTGGTCTTGCTATCAATGGCGTGCTGGCGCTAAAGTTGACAGCTAATAAATATCTACAATAAGAAAATAAAAAGGTATAAAATAATGCAAAGCTTTAAAAAATTTATTTCAGAAGCAGACAAATATTGTTCAGACAAATGTTGTGGCTCTGATGTAAAAGCAAAAGATTGTAAGTGTTCTCCAGATTGCCCGCATTGCAATTGTAATGCAGTTAAAGAATCAGTTGAACTGGATGAGCTTTCAAAAAAGACTCTCGGTTCATATGTTAAAAAAGCTTCACGTGATGTTGCAAACCGTTCAGCCGATAATGCACGTGATTATGCAAAAGGCAACCGTCCAGTCGGTATGAATAAAAAAGGTATCAAAAATTGGAAACGTGAAATCGGTATCGATAAAGCTGTTGATAAGATGACTAAAGAAGAAGTAGCTAATGAAGCAAAGCGGAAGGGTGCTCCTAAGATGACTGGTGATTCTATTGCTATTCAACGAGCAAAAGACGCAGAACACAATAAAGCTATGGGTCGTACTAAAACAGGTCGTAAAAAGCCAGTTCGCCAAATGACTTCTACTCAACGTTCACTAGCTCAATTACGAGGCGAAGAAGTAGAGCTTGATGAAGATACAATCAATTCTGTCACCGCAAATTATATTAATGAAAATGATATTACTCTAGAAGAATTAGAGAATATGACTGAGGAAGAGCTTAACGAGTTGATTGGTAAAGCTATTGGCGGTGCTTTTAAAGTTGGTGCAAAAGCTGCCGTTGGTGCTGCTCGACTAGCTAAAAAAGGTGCAAATAGAATGTCAGCTTCAGGCAGAGCAGACGCTGCTGAGAAAAAAGCTGATGCTGTAGAAAAAAGAAATAAAGACCGTGCACGTATTAAAGCAGCTCAAGATCGACTTAGAACTGCAAAAGCTGCAGCTCGCGAAAACAAATAAATAAGAATAACAACAAACCCTAATTAGGAGAACTAAAATGGCACTTTGGGGAAAAGAAGATAACCTAGCATCAGTACCAACATGGTTGGAAGACGACGCTAATAATACTAATGCTTCAAATGACCGCGATAATGCAGTCTTTGTTTCAGACGAAGAAGCGGCTGTAGCTGCAAACCGAGCAAAGGGTCTTAAGACTCCTGGTTGGAACTTGCATATCACTGCGGGTGGTCGTACAAGAACTGAATGCTTAGTTGCAATGAAAGGTGGCACTGTCGCTCAAGCTGACGTTGGTGATGCTGGTGTAACTGGTAATACAGCGATCGAAGATACAATCGCGGCTGATAGCTAATAGCGTATTATAGATAATGAAATTAACAGAATCAACCTTTCTGTTGTACGCATCGAAACAGTATGAAAATCCTCAATGCACTGATATTTCAGAGTTTGAGGAAGATCTTAAAAGATTCCAATACTTGAGAAAGTTATTTGGAAGATATAGACAAGATAATGATTTGAAAGAAAGGTTGATTTTGAACCACTTGATTATCATATATAATGTATTCGGTCCTGAAGCAACAAACATGTTATTCATGAGATTACACGAATTTCATGAATATTTAGCTCCGTTTGTGGAATATTTGAATTTTATGCCAGATACAGTTCAATATGATGATATGATAATCCACAAAGACAGTATAGTATCAGATAAAACCATTTCTGATAAACTCAAAGGAATCTGACCAATGGTCGTTGATTTATTTTTAGTATATCAATTTATTAGAAGATTGGCTACACCGTTTAATAAGTGGAAAGCTTATGAACTTGGCGTGATTGATGATAAAGGTGAAGTACTAGTTAAGAAAAAAGATCGTGACTCTACTCAGCGAAAAGCTTGGGGAATCTTTGATCGTATGGTTGCTAATCTTAAAAAATTACTTGCAAAGGTTCCTGGCGGTAGTTCTAAACTTGCTTCGTATGCCGCTGCTCTGTACTTGATTAAAGAATGGAATCATTTCTCAGATGAATCAATGCTTAATGAAGACATATCTGATGAACAACTAGATGAATCTATATTATTATTTTCTTCGGTATACCTCAATTATATCAACGAAGACCAGAATGTCAAGGCTTTATTTCAAGAAGCTTGTTGGAATGGATATAAGCAAATTGGTATGAAAAAGAAGAACGGCAAAAAAGTTCCTAATTGTGTACCAGAAGATAAAGAATTAGAAGAAGCCTCTGCGCCAATAAAATGGAAAAAGGCAGGTCCTGATGGCGAGATTGAAGCAACCGTTAAAGGGCAACGTTTTAAAATCCAAAAAGCTTTAGACCATAACTTGCGCCACAAAGGCGAATACAAAGTTCATATTTGGGATAAACGCTCTGAAGAGTGGGAGTGGGATGATACCGTATATGGTAAAACCAATGCTAAAGCTCGAGTATTTTTCCATTTAAAAGAAAACAAAGTAAATACAAAACCAGAATTAGAAGAAGAACCAGCTAATAACGTAGGTTCTGGTAATATCGCAGGCATGGACGGTGGTCACATGTCAAAGGCAGGTCAAAAGAAATGGACCTCGTCTAATAAAACAAAGAAGAAAAAAATTAGAGATATGATGGGAGATCTTAAATGATTACACTAGAACAGTTTAGCGCAATGATTCCTAAGAATAAAGATCCGGAATCCTGGTACGATGCAGCAGTTCCAATGTTTGAAAAGTACAACATTAATACACCAAACCGTATTGCAGGTTTTATGGCACAATGTGCTCATGAATCATTAGATTTTACTCGTCTCGAAGAAAACTTAAACTATTCTGAAAATGCACTAAACTCTGTGTTTGGTCGTTATTTCGGGGAAGGAAAAAGAGATGCTGCAGAATATGCTCGTAAGCCTGAAAAAATTGCAAACTATGTTTACCAAGATGAGTTCCGATCTAAGCGAGGAGCAATGGGTAATGTTAATGACGGCGACGGCTGGAGGTTCCGTGGACGCGGTATCAAGCAGCTCACTGGCCGTAACAATTACACAGCATTTGGCAAAATAATCGGAATGTCAGCAGAAGAAACAGCAGAATACGTAGCAACTCCTGAAGGTGCTTTGGAATCTGCATGCTGGTTCTGGAAAACAAATAAGCTTGACAAGTGGGCTGATAAAGGTGACAATGTTGGTTTAACGAAAAAAATCAATGGTGGTACTATTGGCTTAGACGATCGTAATCGTCGTAGGAAAGAAGCTTTAGGTATCCTTGGTGGTGAAGTACCAGTAAGTAAGCCGTCAACAACATCTTCTACTGCAGTTCGTACTCTCCGTAAGGGTATGAAAGGCGATGATGTTGCTAAAATGCAAAAAGCTATTGGAGTAGGTGCTGATGGAGACTTTGGCCCAGGTACTTTAGTAGCAGTTAAGAAATGGCAGAAACTGAATGGCCTAGTAGCTGACGGTATCGTTGGTCCTGCAACTCAGGCTAAAATGTTTGGATAATAAATAGATCACGATACAAATTAAACAAGGAGATAAGATATGTCTTTAGAGAAAATCGTAGAAGAAGCAATGGCAGGTCGTCCATTGGAAATGAAAGAAGCGTTTGCTGAAGAAATTCAAAAACGTATCCAAGAAGCTCTTGAAGCTCGTTTCGTCGAAATGATGGAAGCAAAAGCAAAAGATGACGACGAAGATGAAGACGACGATGACGACGAAGATGAAGATGAAGACGAAGATGAAATGGACGAGTCTGCCGGTGGCATGGCTAGCGATATGAAAAAACTTCACGCTTCAGCTTGTAGCAAAACAGAAATGTATGCTAAAATGAAAGAAAAGTACGGCTGCGATAAAGAAAAATTCGAAGGCTTGTACGCTTCTAACTGTAGCGACTAATAAATGCCCTCGTTCATATACTTCGGTATAGTTATTTTAGCAATGGGTGGTGCTGGTGCTTGGTACTATGACACCACCCAAGCTAAAATAGAAACCCTTACAGCGTACAACGCTCAGCTTACTGCTAACGTTGAACAGATGGAAGCTGTAAACGAAAAGAATATAGAAACAATTGCTCGCATGGAAGCTGATTTTAAACGTCAGGCTGAGCAGTTTCAAGAAGTTCAACAAGATCTTGCTAAGATCAGAGAACAAAACAACGAACTTAAAAATAGATTAGGCAAACATGATATTGGTGCTTTGGCTGAAGCTAAGCCAGCACTGGTAGAGCGTGTTATAAACGGTGCATCTAAAAAAGCATTCAGATGTTTTGAATTAGAATCAGGATCACCATTGACTGAAAAAGAAAGGAGCGCTACAAATGGTAAAGCATTTAACAGCGAGTGTCCTTGGATTTACGATGATCTTATCGCTAGCGGCGTGCTCGTCGACTCCAGTGGCGCCACCGGCGAAAATAATAACTGAAACTGAGTACGTTACTCCACCAAAACCTATTGTACCTAATGTAGATCCATTATCTTTAAGAGATGTGGAATTCATTATTATAACACCAGATAATGTAGAAGCAGTATTTGCCGATCAAAAAGATAAAGCCTTGTTTGTATTAACACCAAAGGGCTATGAAGACCTTGCTTTAAATATTAGTGACGTTCGAGCTTTGATTCAGCAGCAAAAAAAGATTATTGCTTTGTATGAAAAACAATGGGAAAATGAAGGCAATCCACTCCCATGATATTATAAATATACATGAAATAGCATGGTTAGGTGACACAAATTGGCTCGTTGAACTCGAGCCTTTTTTATTTTAATAGCCACGTTGAGAGACAGGATATGCAGGAAGAATTATCAGAAATGAAAACTGACATCGCCCTAATTAAGGCGGACATTAAACAACTCAATAAGTTCTTTACTAAAGTAGAGAGCTCTATTGATATGATGGCCGAACTCTCAAAAAATGTTGCAGTTCAGCAAGAAATTTTGAAAAATACTATTGACAAAGTCGATGATCTTGATATAATGATAACAGAGCATCGAAAAGAAGAAGCCGCAAGAACAAAAGCAATGCATCAAAGACTAGAAGACTATAGAAAATCTTCTTTTAACGACCACGACAGATTAGCAAAAAACAATCAGATCTCTAGAGATCAGCGACATGCTGAAATCATGGAAGAAATAAAAGAATTGAACAAGCAAATGTTAGCTAAGCTTAGTGCTCATGATAAAAGAATTCAAGGTCTTGAAAACTGGAAGTACTACATGATGGGTATGGGAGCCGTGGTAGCATTTGTACTAGCTAAAATAGTTAATTTTGGC